GTTAGCTTAAGTGCCCTAGAACCGTGTACGACTGCGCCTGCATTATGGCTATCAGCAAGTAGTGTGCCATTAATAGCAGACCATTCATATGTTCCTAATTCAAAATCAGGGTTTGTAATGTAGTTTTGTTTTTGTCCAGTAAGTACAATATTAGTCTTTCTAGCGTCTTCATATTCAAAGCTAAGATCATATTGTGAAAACATAAAGAAGTCAAACGCATACCTGCTAGATAACGCTGAAGAAGGAGTTATTGTCATAGATACTGTTGCGTACACTGCGCTAAGCGGTGCAAGCTGACCATTGCGACCAGAATCAGATTTAGAAGTAAACTCGCTCCAAGAAGCTGTTGTGGTGTATGTAGAGCCTGCACCGGTGGTGCTAATTAAATTACCATACATGTCATACCAACTGATGGTTGCTGTAATAGTTGCAGAGTGATCTAGGTGGTATACCCAACCACTAAAGACATATCTAGTATTTCCTACTACAGGGACTCCATAAGTAATGGGGCTTAAAACTGAACCAGGAAGTGCCATAGTTACTGGTGTAGTTGCCGTTGTAGTAAGTTCTGCAAAGCCTACTACTCTTGGAGAGTACAATGGATCATAAAGAACTTGACTGGCTTGTGGAGGGGTCAACCCAGAACCTGAGTATGCCACCCTAGCAAGGGTTCCACTAGACACTGTCCAGCGTCCTGTAGACTCTTCAAAAGAAGAATCGTTATAGTCTAAAAATAGATTGTGTCCTGAAGCATACGAGTTTTGCCAGTGCGCTAAAGCATTGGTGTAGACTGATACTCCTTTAGAGCTACCCTTATATTTATTAATAAGAAATCCTGCAGAAGCCAAAGATTTATTATATGAATCTCCTAAAGCATCCTCATAGGTAACTCCAAAGCTAGGGCCTTTAAAGTCTAATATGGCACTTGGAGTATACTTAGGGTCGTTGCTTAAAGCAAGTAAGTTGGCTTCTACCCTAAATTTATCATAGGTAAAAGTAAGGGCATCTAGAATGCTAACAAGAGTATTACTTGGGCTGTTTTCACCTACAGCATCTCCTACTGTATTGACTTGGTTTAGCCAAGCTTTTGGTATCCAAGAAGATATTTGCACTAGGGAATCTTTATCGCTTACTACAAAAGCATATGACTCTCCACAATTAATCCACTTAGATCCATTAAATACCCATAAAGAATATGAAAGTTCTACGTCAGAGATTAAATAGTTTACATCTGTATAGTTTGTACTAAATGCGCTTATAGGGCCCCCATCAATAACCGTTCCGTTTAAAGGATTGTCGGTACTTCCGGTATAGCTTTTTACTAAAGCCCAATGAGTTGGTACGGGGTCATTAGGGTTGGGCGTAATAGGGTTCCAGGTAAGCTGCACAGTTGCATAGTCATAGGACCAAGCAGTTAGTCCTGATTGGTAATATACAGAGATTGTGGATACTTCACCATATTTAAATCCGGTGTCATATCTCTTGGTACCAAATTTTGCCATTTAAGATCCTTAGATTCCACCAGTAGTATTTGAGATTAAGTTAGCAGCAGTTAGATATGGGATCTGATTAGCAGCTAATGAGATGGTGTTTACAGTATTGCTTCCATCTGTGCATAATTGAGTCACACTTACAGAGATAACTCCGGGAATATTTTGAATCGTAGTTGTTATAGATGATAGAGGAATAGTTGCCCCAAAAGTATTATTATCATATTGGAACATTCCCCCAGTACCTAGCATAGCTTGATAAATAGCCAGCTGAATATCCGAGTTCTTATAAGATGGATCAACAACTACTGAGCTTGTTAAATATATCGGAACATAGGTTGGTGGGGATACTGTTAGGCTAGTTCCTACCAAGATCTGATTTGCCATAGCGGCTTCTACTGCAGACTGAAGTGAGTACCAAGCTAGAGTAGGAGTTAAGCAAATAGCCACACCACCATAGCTATAGGTTCCAGTAGCTGCACTGGAGATAGTAAACGTTGTTGGAGTAGGAATGCTTGCAACCGTTACTCCCTGCAAGTTATATGCAATAGGGCTGATACCAGAAATATTAAGAACGTTTCCTACAGAGAACCCGTGAGCAACATTTGTCGCATAAGTTACTACACCTCCAGAAGGAGATACGCCAACAATCTGTGCTTGTGGGAATCCTGGAGCAGGGCTGTTATCATTCTGTGGTTGGATATACAAAGTAACAGATGAGTAGACGCTAGATACGGCGTTTGCTTTACCCACTAGTGGAACTTGTAAGGCCAGGTTTGCAAAATCATTTATAGTTACGGCTCGTCCCAAAGATGACACAGCTGCTTTAATCTTAGTCTTAAGTTGAGTCTCATCATCTGGATCTGCACCACCTGATGCCGGAAGTGCATTGCTGACAGTAAAGTATGTAGTTACTTGTGGGTCAAGGTTTCCAGGAACAAAGGTTAATTCAGTAATAGCAAGCGAGTTTACGTTTCCAGCAGCTCCTACGCTAACTTGATAAAGACAACTAATAAGTTGACCGCTTGTAGGAATGGCGCCATTAATATTATTACCAAATACAACAGACAATGTGCCATCTACATTTGTTTGAGTGGTAAATACGTGGTCCTGTGGGCCCCACTCTAAAATGTTATCTACATAGTTCCATGAACTAAACGCAACTCCTTGACCTACATATACGTTGATTGAGGCGTTAATAACTCCCGGATCTACAATAGGAAAGCTTTGGTTAGGTAGTCCATTAGATGTACCAAGATTGGATGGTAGGGGAACGTTATAAGTACTGTCAATAAGGTCAGGACGATCTGTGTTTACAGTCTTTCCTTCACTTGCTGCAAGGGTAATGCTTTGGCCTGAAGTAATTCCGGTAGCTGATTGGGTTGTCTCAAAATAAACTTGGTTGTAAACTCCATAAGACAGAGGAGCCATAACCTGGGTACCAACAGGTAAGCTAACTGTATTAGAGCTTACATTTGTAAAGGTAACTTGAACAGCAGCTGGTGTCGGACCAGAAGGAATGTAGTCATACATGGCTGCCAAAGATAAAAGGGTGCTGCGCTGGATAGCCGTATCTACAGTAGTCTCGTTAGCAACACGATCCAAATAGTGAGACATTACATCACCCATATAGGCAAAGGCTTCTACAAGTACGTTACCCAAATCACTATAGTTGGTTGGGTCCCACGCAATGTTGGTACGGTTGCCGATGAGAGCAATAAGATCATTCTTTAGGCTATTAAAGTCCCTAGAGGTGTAGTCAATTTGCATAGTTATCCCGCAATCGTTCCGTCGTAATTAAGAATATTAGAGTTAATAGCTAGGTTGGCCGTAGTATTATCTGGTAAGTTTACCGTAAGATTAACAGTTTCTATTCCTGAAGAACCTCCGTCTACAAAGGAAATGCCTGATACGGATACTTCTGGAAGCCAAATGCCTATGGCCTGATTGATTGCCTGCTTAATGGCTTTTCTAGAATCACCTTCATTTTCAAACATGGCAGAAGACCAGTCCACACCATAGGTAGGTGTCATGGGGCGTTGCCCAATATTTGTAGACAACAGGGTGACTACCCTATCAAGATAAATCTTAGCTGAGTCTACGGCAATAGAGACTTGACCGTTATTGGGGTCTAAAGTGTAGGGATAACTAATGGCTGCACTCATGGTTCTATTCCTATCCATACTGGGTACTCGGGATCTCCTGCAATAAACATGACCCAGATGTGTTGCCCTACTGCAGGCAGTACTGGAAGTACTGGTGTTGTTTTAGTAGTAACAGTCAATGCTGGAATAGTAACTTGGTGTGTATGTGTTCCTGAAGGATAAGATGGGGCTGTTCCAGAGGTGACGGTTGTTGAAGACGTTGTTAATGAGGGAGCTATTTGAGAAGATAGGTGGGTTACCGGAAGGATAGCCGGTATCCAGTTAGTAGTCTCTGTTCCAAGAATTTGTGGAATTTGTACTTTAAGCTTATACTTATTCAAAGGATCAGAATTGCTAATAACTATGGCTCTATAGATTCCATAATACCTGTTACGACCTTGTGGGTCCAAACCATACTCAGATTCATGTTGGTTCATTTAAGCACCTTTCCGTTACTCTTAGCTGCCCATTGTACAGTTCTTTTTACCACACCTGTGTTTGGGGCTTTGGCTTTGAATGGGGTAGCGCCTTTTACATTAGGCACGCCAACCACAGAAGAAGAGGTTACAGCTGTAGGGTTAGTAACGCCGTGTGAAGGATTTAACTGTGAGCTATTTGGAGAAGTCATGTATTCAGATAGTGCAGAGTCAGATGCGTTAAGAGATTGCCCAGCTAGTTCGCTTTGCACATCTCTATTGTCAGCAGTGTTCTTGGCATTAGGGTTTACATCTCCAATGACATCTGTTCCTACAACTAGGTCCGTCATAAAGTATGCAGGCTTTCCACCAAAAATATGCTTGATAGAGAGAACCGTCCAATAGCCAGATAAACCATTAGGTAGTCCATCTAGGTATACGGGATCGTATACTTGAAGAGTTGGGTGCCCGGCCACAGTTACTTCAGCCCTGTGCTGATACCTATGTGCATCAGAATAAGCATCGGCAATAGCTTGAGACTCTGCAAGACTTGTGCTTACCTCATGAGTATGGTGTTTCTTGAACACAGCCCTAGAAGAAGCATTAGGAGTATTGTTAGAGAAATTGCTCATTTCTTAAAGTACTCCTCTGAAGGTATAACCACTCCAGGGTTAGTTGGCCTAACTCCAGTGTATGGGTGTGTGGTCTTAATAAGCTTAGTATTCTTAGGATCAGATCCAGAAACAACTCTGTCAACCATAACACCGGCTTCTGGAGTTTGGTCAGAGATGATTGGATGGAAGTTAAGAATGGTGCCCGTCATACGAAGTTCTCTAGTTGCTACACCTTGAAATTCACTATTGACATAGTTAAAGTATGCCGCAGAAGCCTTCTTGTTTTGAAAGATTTTTTCTTTGGACATAAAGAATACGGTGGTATTAACACAGAACATGGCAAAGCCAGTGGTCTTAGCAAGACGCTTTAGAGTCTGCCAGTAGCTTTGACCTGCTTGAACAATGCTGTCTTTAACCCGAGGATGCCTCTGGGTTATAGCTTCCATGCTGTTTGCTTTAGCAATCTTAGTAACTACTTGATCAGCTGTCGTATTAGTAAAGATCTTTTGGTCAGTGTTCTTTAAGATCCAAGAGGCACCTACACATACTATGTCGGTATTGCCTCCCTGCCAAGTATTATTCTGAGGAATGCTGTGCACATATCCGTGCCAAGTAGCTTTTAATTTGCCAGAGCTAAAGGTAAAAATTACAGGGTCTCCACCCACTACAGCACTTCTTTTATTCATAGGCTTGCCTTTAAAATGAAGGGCTAACCTATCATGCTCTTCCGGTGCCTGATGTAGTTCAGCACCCATCAGTAGAAGATCAAAGTCAGGCGCCTTAGGAAAAGACACGGTAAATGTACTAGAAAGTAAAGATGCCGAAGAATTCCAAACAAAGTTATCTTGCTTTGGAATAGATGCTTTTAATGGATCAATTGCCATAAGGAACCTTTATTACTGTTCCTGGAGTAATGGTAAATGGATCAAGGATTTGTGGATTGATGTCCATAATTTCCCACCAAAAGTTGACGCCGCTTCCATACCTTTCGGCAAGGGCAGCCAGGGTATCGCCATCTTTCCAGGTGTAAGTAATGTACTTAACCGTGCTGGTATTTGGAAACGCCCTGAAGACAGAGATCTCATATACACCCGTGTATTTATTAGGGGTTTGTGCCAAAGTGCCATCGTAGTATCTAGATACTCTTTCAATCATGGTGTTGTTCCTGTTCCACCTAGAGCGCCATTAGCTTGTGTTACTCCAGCTTTAGCAATAGAAGACTGGCTAAATGTAGCGCTGCTAGAATTTAGTGCTGGGTAACGGCTAAAGGTTATGCTGACTACACTAAGAATAGGCACCATACGCAAGTCAAACATTACGTGGTTAACTTGGAAAGA